CGCCCATCATATTCATGGCAAAGTTCGCCGCTTCTTCTTCTGGGTTAAAGGTTGGATCGCTGCCGCTTAAGGCACGACCTGGCGCAGTAAACGCGTTGACAGCACCAGCAACAATGCCCGGCAACGCCAGGCTACGCTTGTTCATCACTGACCCCGGCAGCGTGTCCTGAAACGGCAAAAAGGTTGCCCGGCCTTCCATTGGTAGGGCTTCACCAGACCACTTCCCAGATTGACTTGGCAATGCCGCGGCAAAACGATTGCGTGAGCCAACGCCCTGCGCCGCCATGTTAGGGTTCATGGTCGCCGGCCGTTGTGCCTCCTCCAGCTCCTGCTGGTAGCGCAGTGCGGCAGCCAGGCGATCTGGTTCGGCCATCACTTATTCCTTTTCGATATTGCTGCGGCTTTACTCTTAGCGTCAGCCTTGCTGGATGCGCCCCACGCCCGCAGCGCCAGTGCCAACCTGGTCGGCTCGCCGTTCTTTTCCATCGGCCCCGGCATGTTGCCCATCCTTGCAAGAAAGCTGGCCCGCCGCGGGTTGTCGCCGGCCTTGACCGGCGCCTTCAACGTGCCGCCTGTCTCGGCCTTGTAGCTCGCTCGGCCTGCGGCGTTCAGTCCACCGGCAGGATTCTTCCCTTCTTTTCGTGTCCAGGCTGCGCTCATTTTGTGAATATCACATCCCTGTTAACCCGGTCGGCTATCCGGTAGCCCATGTCGGCCAGTAGGTTGATCGTGTCCATGTCGGTGTAGCCGTATCGCTCACCGTGACCTTTAAGCTCCAGCGTGATGACCGGCCAGCTCGCCTCTATCGTTGCAATGGCGCCCAGAATCGCCTGGTGCTCAGATCCCTCAACATCGAGCTGCAGCAGGTCGCAGTCGGTCACGCCCAGGCTGTCAATCGGCAGAACGTCAAACTCGTTGCCCTCCTTGATCTGGTGGGCGCCAATGTTGTCGGGATAAATCTGGTCAATTGCTGCCTTGCCGTAATCCTGCCCAAACGCCGCCCTGCGGATGATCACTCGCGGCTGGCTGGCGGTATTGATGGCCAGCGCCTCGTAGTTTGCTGCGTCCGGCTCGACGGTGTATACACGCTCAAACTTCTGCGCCAGCGCCATCGGGTACACGCCGACATTGCCACCGGCCTGTATTGCGGTCCTGAACTGCCGGCACAGATCCAAACTGACGCCTAAATCCGACACCTCGGCCAACACCGCCTGGATGCAGTGTTCATCCCTTTCAGGAACCGCCCAGCCGCTATGCTGACGCATATTGCACCCTAGTCTGCTCCCACGGGCGCGGCTTGCCGTGAAACGCGATCAGGCGATCCTCGGCCTGCACCCCGTTCGGCAGTATGTCGACCTTGAATGACTTGATGCCGGGCGTAATGTCCTGCCAGTATTTTACCGGCTGGTCACGCAGCGCCCATTCCAGATAGACCTGATCACCCCCTTCGCAGTAGCGGTCGCCCGCCTTGAATGCGTCATAGATAAACTCATGCGGCTTTGACCACCACATCAGGCTGGATTGCATTGCCCGCGGGTTGGCGGCGCCGCGGTAAACATCGCGCATGATCACAAAGTCGTGCGGTCGCGCGGCCTCCAGCAGCTCGGTGCAGTCGCCCACCAAAACGGTATCAAGATCCATGTACAAAGCTGTCGGCAGCCGGAAAAGCTCAACCTTCGACCACCAGCCCGGCCAGTCGTGTGCAAGCTGCAGCGTCTTGCAGTCCAAATCCATGTCGGTCAGGCAGATAAACTCCTCACCTGGCAGGAAGCGGTCGCACATCTCCTGCAGCGCGTAGACATGCGCCGGCAGGAATTCACCGCCCGACTTTAAGACGCAGGCAATCATTTTTTGTCTGGCTTTGCCGTCTTTGCTGATTCGCGGAATGCGGTAGCAGTAGGCGCACCAGGTGAGCCTGGCTTACGCATACGCTCGCCCGACCCTGCCTTGATGCGTTCCTGCTTGGCAAGGATGTTTGCGTACAGACCGGGCTTGTTCATCATGCGCTAAAAATGCCAACGGCCATTACTTCAGAACCGGCGCCGGTTGTGATCTTCCAAGCGCCGTCCTTGCTAACCACATTCAACTCAACGTTATAAACGCCAACCCCACCGCCGACCGCATTGGGCAAAATGGTGTGCGTCAGGATGCCTGTGCCGCTGCCATCAACAACTTGCACAAGGCTGCTTGCAGCCGTGGCCACTGTAATGACAATACGGTGCAGGTAGTCACCGACCGCGCCAGTGCCACCCAAAACCTGCGCCGATTGGGACGCAGCAACGTGCTCATATTGATACCGATACGGATTGTTTACGCCACTCATAATCTGCCCCTCTTGGTTGTTTTCATCGTTGCCCACATGTCGTTCAAAGTTACTGTGTTGTCCGGCCCGACCAGCAGCGGTTTAACCCTGTCCGGCGGCTTGACGGTCGGCTCGGCTCGCCAGGCTATGGCAAGCATACGCATGGCGTCTGCCGGGTGCGAGCACCAATCGTGCCGCGGCGTCTGCCGGAATGCCTTTTTGTCCTCGTCGAATTCTCTTTGATACTGGCGCAGCGCCTCGATGCCCTCGGCGCAATGCTCCACGTGGAACCAAGTGTTCGGCAGCATCTGCCGCACCGCTTGGATGCCGTCCTGCACACTCAAGTCCGGCACGATGGCCATGTTGTTGATGCCCAGGTATTCAGCCATCTGCTCAATGATCGACTTGCCCTGCGCGGCCAGCGTTTTGGCGCGTGCGTCGTGCGGCAGGTAGTGCTTGCCGTACTTGTAAGGCTTGCCGTTGACCACTGCGGCCAGCTCCGCAATGTTGGCGCCCGACACCGCGTAGTAATCAATTACGTGGATCTCGCCGCGGATGACCTGGTAGAACCAGATCGCGGTATCGTCCCGGTAGCCCAAATCCCACGCGGTATGCACCGGCACTTCGGGCTGGTAGTCGACCTGGCAGATCCGGCCTTCCTCGGTCGCCTCGCGCATCTCTGTGCCGTAGAAGGCGCCGAGGATCGCGGCCTCAAAGCTGCACTCGTATTCCTGATCGAACTGGTCTTTGCTCAGTTGCGACCTGGCGGCATCCAGCTCGGTGGCCGGCAGCAGTCCCGACCTACTGGCTGGCAGCTCGAGCAGAAACCAGTCCGCGGTTTGCTTGGCGGCAGTCTGCCGGATGTCGTAGAACTGGTTTTTGCCCTTCGGTGTGCCGCCAAACACGCACCAGCCCTGCTTGTCCGATAGTGCCGGTCTGACCACGTTACCCCAGACGCTAGGCTTGAAGTCGCCGAATTCGTCCAGGTAGACGCCGCTAAACCCCAGCCCGCGCATGGCGTCGGCGTTGTCGGCGCCAAACAGCCGGATCTTGCTGTTGTTGAGCAGCGTGACGGTCAGCTCGGCCTCGTTCGCCTCTTTGCTAATTGGTCTGCTGTAGTGCTTCAAGTAATCCCAGACCACTGACTTGGCCTGGCTGCGATAGGGCGCCACGTAACCGTAAAGCGGCATCGAGTCTTTGCTTGTGAAGGCAGCGCGGATCATGTCGTTGATAGCCGCCACGGTCTTGCCGGCGCGTCGGTGCGCGACCAGACAGGCCCAGCGGTGCGTCCGGTTGTGGAATGGCATAAACGCTTTGCGCGGCGCATAAGGGATTTCGACCTTGACGATGCTCACTCTGTAATTCGCCAGGTCGCTTCAACGACCTGCGGCCCGCCGTCTGGTCCGCTGACCTCTGACCGCGCCAGCTTCGGGATATGGTATTCAATGGCCTTCAGGTACAGATCCGCGGCCTTGCCGGGATCTTCCAAAGCCACCTCACCAAGCCATTGGGCAAAGTTGCCCGCGTTATTTTGAGCGATCAGCGCAATGGCATTACGCACATCGACCGTGGTCTTGTTACCGACCCCGGCCTTGCGCCCGCCTGTTTTTGGTATTCCTTTAGGTCTTGCCATTTCTGTTTTAATCTTAAGTGGATACTCACTTACATTGTAAGTGGTCGCTTACTTACGTTCCATATACTGCATTGCAACAACCAGTCATTACTCAATTAAACTTATAATTTAATCCAACCCCATATTGCGGATTGAATTTGTTAATTTTGAAATCGCCTTGCGGTGTCGGCACTTTACCTATTGCCCCGCCACCCCCAAAATAAGGCGATACGGTCAAGCGATTAGTCACGGGAATATCAAGCGTTGCCCGGCCACCACCATCTAGCAATCTAGCGCCGCGAGAATTGTCATAGCCGCCGTCGCCTTCTATTCTCATTTTCATTGCGCGATCTTGATTTTCTGAAACCATCAATCCAGCTATCAGTTTTTCAATGTCAGTCATTATTTCAACTCACGCAGCTTGTAACATGTGGAGTCCAGCAGCTCGCACAGCTCGTCGATGATGTTCATCAATTGGCTGTCGTCGGGCAGCACCTTACGCATTCCGTCAACAAAGTCTTTGATCTTCTGAATGTAAGTCAACGGCACTTTCGCAATATGGAAATCAGCCGGGTAAGTATCGATCACATCGTATGCACCTTGATACGCTTCGGCCCAGCGGTCAGCAATATCGACCACGGCTTCATAATAACGCCCCAGCGCCTTGTGCTCAGAATAGCTTTTCGTCTGCAAGTGCATGAAATGGGCGTTCGTGCCTGAGTGCAACAAGACAGAAACAAACAGCGCGGCATTTTTCTGATGATTCATGCTGCCCTTTCAAATAGGCAACGGCGACCAATTGGTGAGCGCCCGCATCGCTCAGTCGCCGTTTACGGGAATACGCGCATCAAGGAGTCGAACCGACGCCCATTTATCTTAGTCCTCAATAATTCTGCGTGCAAGCACAAAAATCAGGATAAATCCACAATTCGCTGCACGTAACGGCCTTTTGCGTTTTTCCTCCAGCCGTGGATCTCAACCCGGACCCCGGCCTCGCGCACCCGGCCGATGGTGTCGGAGTCCGTAACCTTTGCCACCCGGTTGGCTACGGCCTCGGCCGTGACCTGGACCGCGAGCACCTCACCGCGCCGGATGGCCAGCAGGTCGGCCCAGCCCCAGAGATCCTTACGCGTTCGGGTAAAGCTGTTCCATTTCTCGACCACTTCGACCAGGTAGCCGAGTTCCCGTAAAGCTGCCAGGCTGCGTTGTGTTGGTGTCATCTTAATCCTTAGTTGTTTTGCGCCAATGTGCGCCATAGTGCGCCAATGTGCGCTATCTTAAACATTGGCGCACATCGCCGCAGCCGGTGCGCCAATGCGCCGAAGCGCGGCGGGGGGGTATGGGGGGAGGAGCGCGGCGCACTTTTTAACCTCTTTGGCGCACTTTTGTTAGTTCTCACTAACATATCAATTATCCTCCTTTTCTTCTTTTCCTGGCTGCATTGGCGCACTTCCGACCACAAACACCTCACGCATTTTTCGGTCTTTGGTGCGGAAAACGGCCCGATATATCTGGCCCTCGGCTTGCAATTCGGCCAGCAAATCCATCAGGTCGGATGCCGTTTTGACGGACTTCGGGAACCCTGCACGCTTGCTCAATAGGTGCCAAACCGAGAATCCGCCGGTATTGGATGTGGTTACTGTTTCGCCCCGATTGTTAAAGTCCTGAATCATTGAAACCAGAATTACCTTTGCCGCATCATTGGAGCGCGCGCGCTCGGCTGACACAAAAGCGGCCGCGGCAGCGGCGCCGGCGTCGGTAAATGTCCCATCCTGCAACGGCACGCCGTCATGCCAGCGCAGGCGCACCGGCTTTGCCCGCGGCCCCAGATTGGCCTTCTGGTGCTCGATGGTCAGGCAATCCTCGTCCTTTTCGACGTTTAAAGACAGGCGCGAGCGCACCGAGTTGTGCCAGGCAGTGGAGCCGGAATAATCCTCTTTGCCAGCCTCCCTGCCCGAAATTGCTGAAACCTTGTTAACGTGAGCGAGCAGCAGGACAGCGCGTCCTGGTCGGGCGATACGGGAGCGCAGGGACCGGACAAACTGGCGCACTCGAGCGCGTTTGATTTCGTCATCGTCAAAGGTGTCGCTGGCGTTATCGACCACCACCAGGCCGATATTGCGTCTGGCAACCAGCTCGGACAGGGCGCCAAGTAGCTTGGTTTCTGTCACGCCGCGCGCGTCGCGGTGCAGCGCCGGATCGATGTCGGAGGCGTCCAGGAGCAGCAGCTTGCCATTCAGCTCGGCTGGCGCCACGGACAGCGCCTTACATAGACTATGGAAGCGCCGCAAAATGACCTGTGCGCCGTCCTCGCCGCTAAAGAACAGGACAGACGCAGCCACGGTGTCCAGACCGCAGAACGGCCGTCCTAAAGCCACGTGAATGGCTAAAGACATGGCCACATACGATTTACCGCTGCCGCCGTGACCAGCCAGCAGCGTGACTTCGTTGTGCGGTATCCAGCGGTCAACGAAATGCGGTATTACCGCAAATGGATCGGCAAATGAGTCAAAATTCAATAATTGCTTTTCAAGATCTGAAATTGTGACTTCCGGTTCTGGTGTTGCGGAGCTGGTGCCTGACATGGGGTTTTTCCATCCTGCCGCCTGTGCGCGGGAAAATAGGGTTTTTATCGTCACGCCAGCCGCCCGCTTGGTCGAAAAAGACAGCCACTTTGCCCGTTGAATCTTGTGGTCAAACTTACCCGACCGGCCTGACCAATCCACCCATACTTGGTAAGCCAGGTCGCCCAGCCCGGTTGCGTGCAGCGCCATGCCCGCCTCAATCCACTGGTGATAGTCCTCGGCATCGAGCACCGTCAGCGCGTCAGCGGCCTCGGCGAGCTGCACCGGCAAGGTGTAATTGCCGAGATTGGGAGAGCTGGGCCCCCCTGTTTCCGATGCTGGCTCCATGAGCAGTCGTTCCAACCAGACCGGTGCGCGGGCCGGTGTGAACCCGGCCAGCAGATCTAACCCGTCATCCCAAGCATACCGGCGCCCGGAATGGTGGATGGATGGCTCGGCAACGATATAACCGTTGGCCTTTACGTCAATACCCTGCGCCAGCTTGCCACGGCAGCGTTTGACAGCCTCGGCATCGATCCTGAACAGGTAGTGCCACCCGTTACCGCTGCGCTGCGTGGGAGTCTCTGGTAGCGCCCCGTTAGCCTGTATCAGCGCGTCCCAGCTCAAATGCCCAAGATTGCGTGTATCGACATCGAGCGCCACGCAGCCGGCGTCGCCCATAGCCAGCCCGATGTTGGCGGTCGGCCACTTGCTCCACCAACCGCGAATGGTCATCTCGTCGGCGCTGGCCTCGGTTGCCCCATGTGCGGTCAGCGGGTGCTTGCCGGGTGATCGGCAGTCAGTATCGCCGCAAGTGCACACACCGGCGCGGATGCTGTTTAACGGCAGAACACGAAAGCCGCGGAGCGCGTATTTCAAGGCGGCATCCAGTAGCACTTTGGGATGCAGCTCGACAACGGGATCATTTTCAGTCATCTCGACACCCTCATATTCATGTCAAACTTTCAAATTCGTCGATGGGAATTTCATACGCCGGGCTTTGGTCCTGCCAATCACCACGATCCTGCCTGCCGCAAAACTTTATTGGATAGGCTTTCTTAAAATTCAGAAAGGCAATATCTCCAGCCCACGACACGACCAACAAAAAAGGCAACCCAGTTTCATGTGCCAATTGTTTGCCAAACATTGCTTTATCAACGTTGAAAAAATAAGTCGGATATTTATCACGCGGCACTGCTCTGCTCTTAATTTCAACCCAAGCTAGGCACATGCTGTCTTGTGTAAAAATGTAATCCATAGGATACATTTTCGGCAGCTTGACCATTACGCCACCCCACTGGTCAGCAACATGCTTAGCTATCCCTTGCTCATTTTTTAGCTGTGTTTGGGTTTCGTAAATAGGGCGAGCGTGTTGCATG